CGAACGCTTTAAGATCCTTTTTGTTAAGGATAAGTGTTGCGATTGCTTCCACGTCCTCGTCGCCGCCGTAAGAGTAAATGATCTCGTCAAGTGTCTTGTTGTCGATCGCTGACAATGTAATGTCGGTGTTGCGGTCGATAACGTCGTCGCTTGCGCTTGCCGGATTGAAGAAGATACCCTTGATAGTTCCGGTAGATCCGTCGCCGTTGATGATCTGACGTGTGATCTTACGTCTAACGGCTCTTGTAACGCTCTGTTCAACTACTCCGTCGTAGTCTGCGTTAGGCAACTTTGCCATTTCTTCGGGTTCTTCTGTGTAAGCGGTAACTTTCTGCTTCTCGATTGTTACATAACCGAAAACGGGTTCGTTGCTGCTATATGTTCCGCCCTCTGCGGTTACATTTCCGCCGCTGCCGTAAGACTTAACGAAGCCGCGGTTGTAAGTTTCGCCGCCGTTAAGTGGAATTGCCTTAACGCGATCAATAAGACCGGAAACGTCGTTAAATGTTTCCTTAACGTCGTTTGCGGTATGAACTACGGGCGCGGTCTGTGATACGGAAAGCGCGTTCTTTACCTTGCGGGAAAGAGTCTTTGCGGAATACTTAACCGCTTTTCCTGCCTTGGCTGCTGCGCCACGCTCTGCAAAAGCCTTTGTCTTTGCGTTTGCTTCTCCGGTTTCGCCTGCCTTGCCCTCGTCGCCGTCCTCGTTCTCGTCGGGATCGGCTACGGCTGCCATTGTCTGCAACTGTGCGCGGGTCTTCGCGTCTGCGATAATGCCCTTTGCGTCTTCAACCTCTGCTACGATTGCGTTAAGGGCTTCGCCCTCTGCGGTCTTGCTCTGCTCTACAAGTCCGGCAATGTGCTTTTCAAGGTCTTTTACACTCATTTTGATAAGATCTTCGTGTTTCATTTTGGTTTTACCCCTTTCTTTTTACTGTGTGATAATTTCCAAATAGTTACGCATAAGCGCGTTGCGGGTTCTGATTGTTTCCGCTTCGCGTTCTGCTGCTGCCTTTGCCTTGTCCGCTTCCTGCGAACTTGGCTTTTTCAAAAGCCCTTTCGGGATCTTTTCGCGATCGGCGCGACCCATATAGTCGCCAACGGCTGCGGCGTATTCTTTCGCGTCTGTAACTTCAACGTTGAAATACTTTGCCGCTTCTTCCCCGTTTAACCACGTTTCGGCGTCCATAAGTTCTTTTATGGTGTCGATTGAAACGTCGTCTTTTAGGTGCTTTCCGTAAATGTTCAACATACCGATTGCGATTTCGTCTAAATCGTCCGCCATTTTACGAAGTTCTGCGGCGTTTCCCTCGCCGTAAGACCACGGATTGTGGATCATAAAAAAGGCGTTCGACGGAATTTTGGGCGGTTCGCTTCCTGCAAACGCTATTACCGACGCAATAGATCCCGCTAAACCGTCCACATAGACTTGAACTTTGTTCTTTGCGGCGTGTCTTTGGATCATATTGTAAATTGCGATACCCGCAAATACTGATCCGCCGCCCGAATTTATGTAAATATTAAGATCCTTTCCCGCCTGCGCGGTTAGGAAGTCTTTTACCGCGTTCGGGTATTGGTCTTCGTCCTGCCACGCTCCCCACCAATCGGAAACAATGTCGCCGTAAAAATACAAGTCGGCTTTGTTCTCGGTTTCGTTTTTTACCTCGAAGCAATTAAAAATTTTAGGCACGTTTTACACCCCCTTTCCTGCGTTTTTGCGCGTCGGAATATATAACGCGATTGCTTGTAATTTGTTTTGCGCGTCGCCTGCTGCCGGATCTTCCCCGCTGCCTGCTGCCGCGTCTTCGCCGATCTGATAAATTGATTGTTCGTCCGCCTTAACGTAGTTAAGACTTACCATTCGGACGTCGCCGTCTTCGATCGGCTCATAATACATAAGTTCGCGGTATTCGTTTATTGTGATGATACCGCGATCGAAAAGTTGCGATCCTAAATTTACGCGCGTCTGCAACGTTGCATATTGCAAGCGGTTAGCGGTAAAGATGATCTTATTACCGAAGCCGCGTTCGCGCTCTGACAATAACTTGTATGTAAATTCAAGCGAAAGTTGTAACGCGATCGGCTCGATTACGGCTTCATAAAATGCGTTCCATTCGCTTTCGTTGTATGTCGAATTAAGGATCTTTTCGTTTACGTTGTAGTAACGATAAAGGTTTTCGCGTAAGAAAGCGGATTGCGTAACCGGAATTGCGTTTGTGTGCTGCGTGATCTCGTGGAACTCCATAGAGTTATCAAGACCCGCAATTCCGCCGTCGTTCGCTGCGCTCATATACGCTTCTTGGAACTCGCGAACTTTTTGTTTAAGTTCGTCGTCGTCCGCAAAGTTGTTATATTTCAAGTAGCCTTTAAGGTTCGCGGAATTGTTTACCGCGTTCCGTAGGCTTTCGCCCGTAGTGTCTAACAATTCAAGGGTTGTTTTTAACTGACTTTCCGGCGAAGTTCCTATAAATCGCTTTCGATCGTAGCGGGCTTTTAAGTGGATCACGGATTGATACGGCAATGTGTATTCTTCGCCGTTGTAGTCCCAAACAAAACGGAAAAAGATATTGCTTTCTTCTTCCCAAATTCGGAACGACTTAACCGTTACCGGAACAATGCTTTGTACCCTTGTAAAGTCTGTATTGTAAAAAACAACCGCAAAAGCGTTTGACTTATAAACAAGATCCGAAGCCATTTTGTAAAGCCCGTCGAACGGTGTTATTTCCGGCGACCAACGAAGCGAAAGCAATTTTGCCAAATAGTCGTCTTTGATCGTAAGCCCTGCGGCGTCCCTGCGGATCACTTGCGGGGTCAACTTTCCCAAATTTGACGCTATACAATTCGCGATTGATCCGATCACGTCGGACTCATAAAGGTCGCTTGATCCTTGATACTCTCCACGAAAAGCGAAAATAGGCGCGTACTTATAACGTCTTAAATTCAACAAATCTTTGATTAGACCCAAATTGTCGCGCCCCCTTTCTTTTCCAATCTACCCACATATTACACAATAAAAACGCCCGTTTGTTATTATGTTTTTAACGGGCGTTTTCTGCTGCAATCCCTTTATTTACGCGGGCTTGCGCTCATTTTTTAGTTGTCTACCTACTTCGTCGTGATATTTCATTTTTACCGCTAACGCGTCGAAGATTGCGACCGCGCCGTCTATGTGCGCGCGCTTTTCAATCTTAACGGGTTTCATTCTGCTATCGTTGATATTTATATCAACCGCGACGTTTAGTAAGTGTGATTGCAACAAGGCGTTGTCGCCTATGTTGTAGTTGCCGTCTTTTAGATCTCCCTCGAAAGCGTGCAAGATCGGCGTTAGGTTCGTGCCTTGATAAACGTCGTCCATATGGAAGCCGCTTTCTTTCATATCTTGGACTAAATATTGCGCACTATATCGGTCGTAGCCTACCTTTAACGGGCGGATCTTGTAGATCTTGACAAGATCGAAAAACCATTTGTAAACGTCGCGGTAGTCGACGGCGTTGTCGCCGGATATTTGCAAGAAGCCTTGTTCTTCAAAGATATTGTACGGCGTGTTTTCTTCGTTGATCGCGACTTTGTAACGTTCGCGTGGCATAAAGAAACGCCCGAAAACGTAATTGATCCCGTCGCGCTCGATAATAATAACCGCTGCCGTAAGGTCTGTCGTCCTTGAAAGGTCGATCCCGCCGACGCAATAGCAACCGCGGAAGTCTTCAAGCGATAATTTAACGGGTAGCCCGTCTTTATCCTTTCCGACCGCCTTGTCGACGTCTGCAAATTCAAGCCACGCAATCGAAGAATTTTGCTTGATGTTGCAATACTTGGTTAGGAACTCCGCTTTTTTCGACAACGACGCTTTCGCGATCGCTATTTGTTCTTGGTAGAACTCCCACGAAACGGAAACGTCCAAATTCGGGTTTGACTTTTCCAATTCTTCGCGCGTGTACCAAAGTTCGGGATCGTCCACGATATACAAAAGCGGAAGCAAGCGTTTTTCGTCGGATCTGCCTTTTAAGAACGCGGTAGATCTGCGCATAAGTTCGTCGAATATTCCGTCGTTGATATATCCGGCGGTTGATGTTGACAAAATAAGCGGTTGTTTTCTCGCGCCTAACGCGGACGTCATAACCTCGTATTGCTTTAATCCTTGATCGCCCGACCACGCTTCCATTTCGTCGTTAAGTACAAAGTGCGGGTTGAAACCGTCGGACTTCTTGGAATTAAACGCGATCTTCTTGATCGTCGTGTTGAACTCTTTTATATAAATATCTGCGCGGCGTTTCTTGGTAATGTCGTCAAGTTCCTTTTCCGCCTGCACGATCTGATAAAAGGCGTCGTAACACAAATCGGCTTGATCCAATTTTGGCGCAAGACAATATAACTTCGCGCCGTACTCCCCGTCGACGTATGCCATATAAGCCATAATAGCTGCGGCGAATAATGTTTTACCGTTCTTTCGTGCGACAAGCAAAAAGACCTCGCGAAATTGCCTATAATGCGTCGCGGGGTCTAATATGCCAAACATTGCGGCGGTTGCCGCCTTTTGCCATAACTCCAACTTCAAAAGATCGTTGCGTCCCTCGGAATGGTGGCAAAAGTTTTCGATAAACTTTATTGCTTTATTCGCTTTCTTTGCGTCGTATTCATACACGCCGTTTTTGATCCCGTCGGTTAGGATCTTGTAAATTGCGA